GCGACGGCGGGAACATTCGTGCTCACCGGAGGAAACTCAATGACGCAACACCGGCTGGCGTGGCGACATTAACCGAACCTCCCAGCACCCCGTTGGAGATAGTCGGGATAGCCAGTGCCTGAGTGACCGTAGGGACCCTGAGAGCGGCTTTTTCAAACAGTGCTTTGACGAGTGTCATTGGAGGATATTTGCCTAGAATTTGTTGGAAGTACGGAATTCCATTGGTCGTGTCATACCATTCTTCACCCGCAAAAAGTTTGATCTCGCTGGCCGCGTCCTGCGCGACAGCATACGGATCTGATGCCATGGCAATATTTCCAGACGCATCGGTGGTCAGATCCAACGACTGAGGCAGCAGAAAAAGCGAGTTCAAGTCAAACTCCAATTGGATGCAAACGCGCCGTCAAGGACTGCCCCGCACCCCGCTACGGACCCGGACAGAGCGACAGGGGTCCCTGAAATGGTTGATTTTGTCGAACATCCAGAAACGATAGGCGTAATCCCGTGACCGGCAATCGGACAAGAATGGGAATCTCCTTGCAAACAAACATCCCCTTGGGGAGTGACAAACTTTGTCCCCGAGGCGGTAATCATGTGTCCCCCGTGGCTCGATGTGGTGTTGAGAACCGCTACAGGGAGGCTCATGCGGTCACCGTTCCGGTTATGTTCATATTCCCATTGACTTGCATATTCCCATCCACGGTGAGGGTTGGAGTGGTGATCGTGGCTCCCGAGGAAGCGGTTATGTTTGCGGTCTGGGTAGTAATCGTGGTCGTTCCGGGTGCGTTTATGTTCACGTCTGACGCCGAGGTGATTGTAACTCCTGACGTATTGAATTGCAGGTATTGCTGAGGATCTCCGTTGAGGTTTCCCCCCAGGTAGAACCCGTCAGCCATGTCGAATCTGCGCCCGCTTCCAGGGGGAGCGGAGGCCATCGTACCCAACACCGCTGAAACGTCCCTGTCAAAGAAAATTGCGGCGCCAATATCACCAACCTTGGGATCAAGAATCACTGCATCGGTGCCGCCCTGAACCCGGAAATAGGGCAACCCGTAAATGATCCCGTGCGGTGTCGTATTTCCGCTTCCATCAACTTGATCAACGAGCGGCTTTACATTCACCGTCCCGACAAGCGCAACCTCACCTGCGTTTGAAACTGCCTCGACGCGCACCAATGTGGCAGTTGAAATCCGGTTGAGGATTTGCAGGATCAGGAATGTGTTCGCGTTGAAAAGCGAACGATCCGAAGTGGCGGATTGAAAGCCTTGGGTCACGATACGCGAATCAGGTAGTTAGGAGGAGTTCCGGCAACAGTTGTCATCCAGTTGCCGTTCGGCAATTCGCAATCAATATCATGTTCAACGTGGCAGATTGTCCATGTTCCAGTGGCTGGTTGTATCGAACTCATAACCGCAATTTTGCCCCCGAAGGTGATCCCTGAATTGAAGAAGCATCGAAGCCCCAATAGTCCTTGCCCGGATGGAAATGGGTAGCCAATCATCCCGCTGTCTGGTCCTATCGCTGGGACTGCGCCTCCCCGACTTCCTCCCTTCGGCCAAATTGAGAGGATGCCTAAATCGATGATCCAATCAATCCCCGCAGCCTTAGCGCATGCCTCCGCCTGACTTCTGGCTGATCCCGGAAAATACGGATTAGAGAGCATCACCGAAACACCGTTATTTTCAAACGCGAGGTTCATTTGAGTTGCCAGCCCGGACATGATCACGGCGGCATCAGCAGAACCTTGATAAGAGGTGGGTGGAATTGGCATCATGGCTTCCACCAGGCCCGAAAAGGCATTGACCATGAAAGCACTGTCGGGTGCGCTCCCAAGATCTGTGTACGCCTGTGAAATCGTTCCCTTGAAAACCAGTCCCATTCCGTTTTGAGAATCCCCCGCTGTGACCGTCACGAAGTTTCTTCCAATGATGACCGGAGTTCTGCCCAATGTGCTGAGTTGGTTCATCAGGGATAAACTCATCCCGTAGATTTTGAGTTGGCATTCCCCCATCGATGTGCCACCGGCTTTGACGATGTGAGCAGAAGCGCGATACCCGGACAAAGTGACGGAATTGCTTGTCGTCCCCGTGAACACAGGTTGAGAGGTGATATTCCCTTGACTATTTTTTTCTGCCTCAAGGGTAAAAGTCACCTCGATAATCTTTTTGGAGATCATCCTTGACCTTGAAGATCAGACAATTCTAGGTAGGCGAGTGAATATTGAGTACCAAGACCGGTATAGACCGGATCAGTGTTTGATTGATTGTCAATGAAAATCAGATCCCCGATAAACCCAAGGTACAGATCCCTGACGATTCTGTTGCGGTTCTGGCAGATCACCCCACCGATGATCAGGACATGGTTTACCAGTACATCGCAATAGAGACTGCCGATTTTCTGATACACGTTCAAAGTACAATTTTGCCCACCCAAAGTCACCGCGACGACTTGAGAAGGTACTGCTTGCAGAGGGACGATTAGCATCAATCCCACCCCTGACCAGATATGCCGAAATTTGGCGGAGGGGTTGTCTGGCTTTGCGTTGGCGCAAAGGTTTGAACCGCCCCGCCGTTCACCGGACTTGCCCCATCCGGGGAGGCAGGGGTTTGCAATGAGAACATGCTCCCGGCAGTTTGCCGAATCTCCTGCGCCCACATATCAGCCCCAAGTAACCCATTTCCGTTTATCGCCGTTCGCTGGTAATCGTAATGACAGAAATTGATATTGAGGTAAGTCTTTTCCGGCGTGACGATACTGTACAGATTGACATCAGCGCAGACGGTTTCAATGGCCGAAATGAAAGCGGCTCGGTCAGCCTCCATCCCTGATTTGTTGATGGTGATTTTCAAATCAAACGGGGTAGTGACTTTGTTGTAGGTTTTGAATCCGCCCATTTCAACCGGCGCGCTTGAAATCATCCAATCCTGCTTGCACTCAAGAGCCACCACCGAATCCGCCAGAATCACCGGATTTCCGTTCTGATCAAAAATCCCCCACAATCCCGGACCAAAGCCGAGCATGGACGCTATATTCGACACGCTCAAGGCAAGTGGAAGGGGAGGAATCGCCGAGAAAGGCAGATTTGGCATGCCGGGGAAGTTCATTAGTTAAGCCCGTAGTTACCCTGCGTTACGAATGAATACTGTTCAATAGCCTGACCAATGCTCCGGGCGATTCCAGGCGCGTCCGTAGCCTGAGTTTGAATAGTGATAGGCCCGTTGATATTCGTTTCAGTGTGACTAGAATTGGACGTGTTGGAAGTGTGATGAACGGGTGCGGCATTGGCACTTTGAACCAGGTTATCAGTCCCTTTCTCCAGCATTTTTGCAATACCCGACCGTCTGGCAATCTCAACGATTTTTGCAGCAGGTCGCTCGTAGTATTGAGACACTACGCTTGCGGCCCCTTCGGATGTCGCGGTCTGCATCAATCTGCGCCCGGCGTTTTGTTCCGTGCCGTACCGCAGTTCATAGTTTGCAAATGCCAGTTGCTCATCCCGCGTTGATGTCTGGATGGAGTGCCCCGCGAATTTTGCGAAGTTGGCCTGTCTGTCTGAATGCCATTGCCCAAGACCATACGCACTCCCACTGTCCCCGACCGCATTCGGATTTCCTCCTGATTCCTGAACGAAGTTGGCGACGATTCCAGTCGCCTGCTCTTTCGTCCACCCCATCCCCATCAGTTTTGAAATATCACCGTTATTTCCGACTTGCTTCGGGGCATCACTCATCTTGCCCATCAGTTTTGAAATATCACCGTTATTTCCGACTTGCTTCGGGGCGTCACTCATCTTGCCCCACAGATTATCCCACCAGTGCGAGATAGCGTCCCAGTGTTTCACGAGTGCGTATCCTGCAATGCTCAGCCCGGCGATGGCAACCCCTATCGGACCAGCAGCAACCGTTACAGCAGTCCCGAGAGCCCCGAAGGCGGTGATCAGGGCCGTGATCGCGGTCCCGGCCAGACCTATGACCATGGCTCCGCTCAAGGCCAGTACGGCGGCTGTGATGGCAGCAAATGCGGCTTCAATGATCCGAGGGTGACGATGCGCCCATTCCCCAAATGCTTTCAAGGCACTCATCATCTGCTCAAGCGCCGGTGTGAGATCAGTCAGAATCTTGCGTCCGAGGTCCGTAGCGGATTGAATGAGTGCCCTCCAAGCAGCCTGACGCGCGATGGCGGCATCCGTGTCTTTCTTGTTCGCGTGCCCTAGTTTTTCCTGTTCTGCCAGAAGTGCAGTAATAGCGCCCCGGCCTTTAATCAGGACATTGACGGTATTGTAGTCGATGCCCATTGCGGCCCCGAAAGCCTGCGCGCGAGCCGGGTCCATAACCGAGAATCTATCCGCCAGGTCCAGCAGGATGTCCTTCATTGGACGCATCTTCCCCGCGCTGTCAGCAATCGCTACCCCAACCGCCCGAAAATACGGAACTACAGCAGACTGACCAGTGAGGGATAACTGCTGAAACTGACTGACAAGACCCTGAAGCGACCCGGCAGCACCTTCCGCTGTTCCTCCAGTTTGGGTAACGATGGCTTCCCACGCGGTCAGTTGATCAGCCGACATACCGATGTTCTTTGCCAACCGCCCGGCAACCGCATCCGTTTGGGTCACATCCGACAGAAAACTTGAGAATCCTTTACCCGCAGTGAATGCGGCTACTAAGCCGAGGATTTGATCCCTCACCTGCGTGACCATGTAAGCAGCGCGTTTTTGATGGGATTCAAATTCCTTCGCGGCCTTGTCAGCGTTTTCACGAATCTTTTTCAAGCCAAGTTCGACGTTCTCCAGTTCTTCGGCAGTCTTTTCGGCGGTTTCCTCGATCGACTTCAGACCATCTTCCGTCTTTTTCTGACCAACCTCGAAGTTGGACGCATCGAGTCCGAGCGCCACTACCAGGGAATCAATTATGTTCGCCACGTTTGCTCCTTTGGTTGGCGTTATGAGCATCTACCGCCAGAACTTCCAGCATCAGATAGGCATCTTCCAGACTGTAGAAAGTCTGCAATTCTCTAAGAGTAGCCTTTCCACTTGAAACAAGCGCCCCGATACTGCGCGGCAGATTTAGGTATTCTTTGCCTCTTGGCCCGTCCCCGAGGTCGATTTCAAGCCGGAGGCGGGCAATGAGAAATTTGCATGCAGAGCGAACACCTCCGTCTTCAGTTTCGCCAGCGTAGAAACTTCTTCGGTGTCATCCTCGATCAACTGGCGCGCATACGCGGGTTGAGCCGGATTCGGAACAATGGTCACACACTCCATCATTTCTCCAAGCAATAGCCGAGCATCTTCTGGATTGATTTTGACCAGTTGGGTGAGGAGAAACTGAGGGCGAAAAATAAAGGCAATCAGAGCCTCGAATCCGCCATTCTTCACATCATCAGAGATCTCGGCCCCGGCTTTCCCAAGCGCAAGCACAAAGCGGAGCGCCCACATTTCGATCTGATAGGCAGGTTTCTCGCGGATCATGAAAACCTTCCCAAAGTCACGCCCTTCTTTTTCGATCACCACCATCTGAGTTTTGCGAGCCATGTCAGATCACCGCTGGGCTGCATTGGCCCCATGTGATTTTAAAGGTGCGCGCTTCAAGGATGTTTTTGGCCTCCGGAATCGGGACGTAATCGGTTAGGTAGCCAGTGGTCAGTGTCCACTTGGTCCCCACTCCGCTCAGAGTAATCAGCCCGTTCGCTGACAGCACATCCCCCAGTGTTGTCATTGCGGTATACCATTCATCGAATAGTTGACATGACGGAGACGAGGCCAGCAGAGTGTATTCCTGATCGAATGGCACAAAAACCTTGCCGGCAACGAAATTCCCGTCCGCCCCCATCACTGTCTCAACCGGCTTGATAGGGCCTGTTTTGAACATCTGATCCTTGGCGAATCCCTGCAATCGCTGAGGAATCGGAAAAACTCCGGCAATCGAAAGAAGAACGACGGCATTACTCGATGTGATAGACATGATCAGCCCTTATTGGATGTTGATGGATGCGACAGCCAGGGATCGCACTTCGCCACCGTCTGTATACCAGAACGTGCATGGAGGGGAACCGCCGACCGCCCGGATTGCAGCAGAGGCAGGGAGCACTTGCAGGTAGTAACCCCGACTGGAAAGTGTGCCGTCGATCTTCAAGCCTGCGGCGGCATTCACTTCTGCGGCCTGGGCTTGGGAAAGTTGTACGCCCGTTTGGATCGCGCCAAAATTCAGCGCGGCCAGGATCGGATCACCTAGTGCGCTTTCAATCATGGCTCCCCCTTCGGTTCCGTACCCCAGGTACTTGATAGAGGTCATCAACCCAATCATGGCCAACTGAAATTGATTGCTCATCCAGATCTGGTTTACGTAGGACCCGATGGTCTTGTAAGGGCCTGAGACAGTTCCTGGATAGAGGTAGGTGAATTGCTGGTTCGCGGTAGCATTCACGCCGTAATAGTTGTAACCGTTGGCTTGAAGATTCGCGGCCACCGTCCCATCCGTCACCGATCCGGCCATTCCTGCGCTGGATTTGAAGCCGAGGGCCACGCGCCCATTTTTCTCCGTGAAATCGATAGAGGCAATCGCCCCCATCACAAACGCCCCTTCCGGTTGCGGAGTGGGCTCGTAAATCGGCGCCGATCCGTTGTAGTTGTCAGCGGTCAGCAGGTATCCAAGGGAGGAAGTGGCCGCCGTGCTTTCGGTGGGGGTGATGTCAGAATCGGATGGCACGTACAGGAATTGCCCGTTCTGAGCACTGTTCCATGCAGCGAACGCCAGTTTCTGCGTGTTGCCCGATCCATTATCCGGATCAAACAGGGTCTTGAATGTGGCCCAGTTCGTCGTGCTGGAGATGATTGAATTCATCGCACTGGCAGGAGTGGCTGCAACTGCCCCTTGAGACAGAACCGCACCTGTGGCTTGAGTGAGGTTCAGCGAAGTTGCCAGGGACCCGGTGGCATACGCCAGAGTACTCGTGGTGCCTGTCGTGCCGGAGTTGATTACGAATGCCTGGGCGATGGTATCGTACCCAACCCCTGGGTTATTGGCCGTCATCGCCTCTGTAGCCACCGTTTGCGTGACCGACAAATTCCATGTCCCGGAAGTTGTCCCAGCAGAGGTGATGTACGTCCCCGCTGTTACTCCGGTCC